TCGCCGCGTGGAAGCCGCCCGCGAAGCCGGCGCCAATGCCAGCTTTGTTGAAGCACCGACCTCGCTTGACGACCTCCAAGCCATCGGCCGCCGCTCGCCGGCGCCCAACGTGGCCAACATGATCGAAGGTGGCAAGACGCCCGTCCTGCCGAAGCAGCACCTTGTCGATCTCGGTTTCCAGATGATCCTTTATCCACTCACCGCCCTTTTCGCATCGGCCCGGCTGATCGAAACGGTGTATCGCACATTGAAGGAGGATGGAACGACCCGACGCGAGACTGAGCGGCTGATGACGTTCGCCGAGTTCAACGCGCTGATCGGCGTCGATGAAAAACATGCACTCACTGAGCGATTCGGAACAGAAGCTCAAGAGATGTGAGGCCGGTCGTCATGTCATATCTCATGGCGCTCATACATCAGCACGGCAATCCGGAACGAGCCAACATTGGCAATCGGCGGGCTGTCGAAGTCGAATGACCGTCGATCTATCATGGAGGCGAGTGGTATGCCAGAGATGATGATCAAGGGGTGACGTCACAAGCAAAGAGAGCGAGCCCTATGCTTCCTATCGGCCCACAGGAAAAACGGTTCGCGCTTCACGCCGCCCGGAAAGCCCTCCATGAATTCCTGGGTAGCGGCGTTGTCTCCGAGTATCCAACCAGTTCTCCGTGCTTGCTCCAGCACCGTGGAAGCTTTGTTACTCTCCGCCTCCGCGAAAATGGCGGACTGCGGGGCTGTCGGGGCGAGTGCCGGCCAAGCCGCCCGCTGCTGGAATCCGTGATCCGACAGGCGATTTCCTCGGCGACCGACGATTCGCGATTCCCTTCTGTCACCGAAGACGAGCTGCCGCGGTTGACCATCCGGATCAGCGCCCTCACGCCACTGAAGCGTATCAGGCCAAGTGAGATCGTTCTCGGCCGGCATGGACTCTTGATCATTCAAGGGCGACGTTCCGGGCTTCTGTTGCCCGAGGTGCCAAAGCGATTTGGACTCCGGACTCCCGCAGAGTTTCTCGAGGTGCTCCTCTGCAAAGCCGGCATCAGCACGGAGAGATTGGAGGTAGAGAACCTCGAACTTCATGCCTTCGAAACCGAGGCCTGGGATGATGAAGACATGATCCACACGATTACACATAGTACCACATACTGATTCTTGTGGGTCGGCTGTTCTGCTCTCTCCTCAGACAGTCGTGAAGGTCCGCGCGCTATTATCTTCTGACGTCCACCTTTTCGATTAAATGGTGGACGGAAAAGTGCGGACATCGCCTTTCGCTAACCTATGTTGCGTAGGAAGGAACGCGTTTTGGCCTCTAAGACCCCATCTCGACCGGGAAATTCCCTGAAAAAACGTAGTGGAACAACGTGTCCGTCCGGTGAACCGCATCTTTTGAGCCAAACGGAGACTCGTCAATATAGGGCCGGTTCCTGACTACTCGGAGGCCCCACCATGGTTCAGTCGTCCCGCGAGATTTAGTGGTCGGCAAGCCTCGCGGATTTCCGCCGCTCGGGACTGACCCACGTCAAGTTCTGCCAACTCCTATTAGCGGCAGCCAGGGATTGACCGACTATGGCAGAGCCACTTGAGCCATTCCACGATTGGCCGATCGCGGCTTTGGCCCTCTTTTGGCGCGACCATCCATCCTTGGCACGAGTGAGTCACTCCAAGTATGCTGTCATGTGCGTGCCGCTGTATCGTTGACGCCGGGTTTACGAGTCGTGGGCGCAAAGTGGCGGCGGGAAGTACCACCTTCCTGCCGCCTGACCGCTCGGGAGTCTACCTCCCATGGGCCATTCCCAGTTTCCCCTGGTGCCTTCCCAGGGTCAATCACCCGACCTTTGAGGTAGTGATATTCGGCACCGACCTCTCGGACCAGGCGCTTGGCTGGCGAAATTGACCAGCGTCTCGAACTATTCCGCAGAGAAAGCCACGAAGCTCTTTCGTCGGATCTTGAGAAAGTGATCGACGAATCCCTCAAGAGCCGGTCCATTGGTGAAGGGAAAATACCGCTCGAAGATCACGCGGTCAAAGCAGAAGAGCACGGGGACGATCAGGCTGCAGAACTTAGCGAGGAATCGCGACAGCGTCTTTAGGGCGTTCTCCTTCGGGTTGGGGCCGATTCCAAACCTCATTCTGGTCGGAGAACGGTGGTTTTGCTCATTCTTTTTGATTGCGGCTCCGCCGCGTTAGGCTAATACCCCGAGCATGAGGCAACGGGTGGCTCGTTCTCGGCTGGCAAACTCTGCTACCCGTGGAGCGGAGATGTCGGTCGGCTGGTCCTGGTCTTGATTCGCAGCCGGCCGATGGTGTGCCGACAGCCTCACTCGACGGACGATGGTTCGGCATCCAGGTGCTCTTTCATTGCGCGTCCGCAACGACGTATCTACTTTGCGGGTAGGCACATAAATGTAATACTGCACCGAAGGTTGAATCAGTGCGGCGTGCTTGTCGTACACTGAGTATAGATTCTCCTAGAGGGTGCCCAACTCTTCACCCACAGGGTATCACGCCCGACCTGCCAGCGTTTGGCAAGCAGCTCCGGCCAGTCGACACTGAATCCTGCCACGACTCCTCACTGGCCAAGCTGGCATCAACCTTGAAGAGCGCTCATTTAAATCGAGAATGGGGGTAACCCGTTGTTCCGCGCTGGTTTGATCCTGTCGATTCTTTGCCTTGCCTCTACCGCGGCGGCACAGACACCTGCTCTAATTGTCTACCCGGCTGGTCAATACCTCGTGACCACGCCGGCAGCGACCTCTATAACCTGGACCGGCACATCGGTCACACTCTCCTGGGCGGTCGCAACGCCCACGCCCATTCCACCAAGGCCCAATCCGCCCGCGCCTCCGGCTCCGACACCGCACGTACCGCAGATCGTTGGCACGATCTACGCAATTGCGTTGAGCGACGGTCAGAAGTCGCCGCTCGAACCGGACCTGAAGAAGCTCAACGCCCATTGGTACTCCTGGACAACGCAGTCGAACGAAGCTGCTTGTTGGCTGGAAGACAAGGACGTGAAAGCCACCGGCTACCCGGCTTTGCTTCTCGTGACAGCGAACGCGGCCGGTAATGCTGTACTTAGCTACATCACGAAGCTTCCCAATACCGAGGATGGCGTGGTAGCTGTCTTGACGGCTGCACGCACGAAAGGGGGCAAATGATGCCACGAACGCCACTCAAAACTATCGAGATTCAAGGCCGGAAGGTGATTCTCGGGCGTCGCAAACCGAAGACACAAGAGCGGACCTTCCGTTCTGGCTTGAGCCTGCTTGCGGCGCCCATCCCGACACCCCCGGCCAGAATCGCGGTGTCGGCCTCGTGTGCCGGCGGGCTCTCCCAGACGTTCATGAACACCGAACTCGGCTGTTGCGTGATCAGTCACCACGCTCACTTCCTGGCCAACATCACCAGTCAGATCGGCAAGACGTTCATTTATACCGATAAGCAGATCATCAACGATTACTCGGCGGTTGGGGGCTACATCCCCGGCGACCCCTTCAGTGATCAAGGGTGCGATATCGGGACGGATCTCTCCTACCTCCAAAGCACGGGGTTTCCTGACGGATCCAAGTTGCTCGGCTCGATCAACCTCGACCCGACCAGTCAGCTGGCCTTGACTCAAAGCGTATGGATTACCAACGGCGTCTGTTTTGGCATGAGCATGCCTGACGCCTGGATCGACCCTGCACCACAGCAGAGCGGTTTCGTCTGGGACATCGCCGGCGAGCCCAACGACTCGAACGGCCACTGCTTTACGGGTTTCGCCTACCCGACTGCTCAGGGAATTGCAATCGCCACATGGGGCATGGTCGGGACAATCACATGGGGTGCCATCGCCAAATACGGTGCGGCCTCGGTCAACGGTGAAGTCCACTCGTATGTAAATCCCACGATGGTTCACTCAACGACTGGCCTGGCTCCGAACGGACTCACACTGAATCAGATCTGCACCTACTTCAACTCTCTTGGTGGCAACGTCGTGGTGCCACCTGGTCCAACCCCCACGCCAACGCCAACACCAACGCCTGGCCCTATCAGCGTGAACGTGCCGTTTGGCGTGTACAACCTCACGATCAGCGGAACTCCGAACGCTCCATCCACACCGGCAATGCCTCCCGATCCAGTGACGATCACTTGGAACGGCCAGGTACTTGTTTTGTCCGCCACAATGGCCAGCTAGAACTGAGGAAACCATGCCCGATCCCGTCTTTCTCCCGCGCAAGCTTATCATCCCTGGTCTCCAGAAGGTCACTGTGACCCCCCAGGTGGACGGCTCGATCGACGTCACGGGTAACTTCGCATCCGGAGTACTTCATGTGTCCGGGGGCCCTCTGTCGTTCAGCCTCACCGCGCTTTTGAAGCTCCTGGAGGACCTGGCCACGGATTTACCCGTGCTCATTGCTGATGTCGAATCCGTTTTTGCATCGACTCCCTCGGTCCCGACCCCAGCTCCGACAGCTCCAACCCCCTGAGGATCAAAATGACCGGAGTACACGTCTCAGTCGCCGCGCTTCTCGTTGCAATAGGGCAACTTCTCACCTCTATCGGCCAGAAGAATGCTCCTGCTTTCTATTCCAGCGTCACAGCAATCCTGGCTTGCTTCCTGCCATCGGTGTTGACCTGGTTGACCCCCACCAAAGGCCCCAACGTCCCGAGCTTCCCTTCATGAACACGTTCACCTTAAGGCTCTTGACCGCCGTCATCCTATTCGTCTTCAGCGTCGCGCTTTGCTCGTACGACTACTGGATGAGCTGGGCCGATAATGACGCGACGATTTCCAAGCTGCTCTTGTGGATTGCTGCGCACGCCCCGGTGACGTCGATGGTGGTCTCGTTCTGGGCTGGGATCCTGACCGGACACTTGTTCATGCCACAGATACCGCTCACCGGAAGTATCAATGCTACAACACAGGGCTGAATAACCGCCCGAAGAAAAAATGGGACGATGTCGGCTTCGTGTGCGGCACCGGACCAAAGGAATATTATGATGCGGGTTTTCCAATCGATTAGGATTTTCGCCGCCGCTGGCGGCGCAGGCGGGTTGGTCGGCGCGCTCACCCACGATCAAGTCCTGACTTGGACGGGCGCGACAATTGCGGTCGGCTCGGCGGTTCTGTCCGCGGCCGTGGCCGCCTACCATAAGCTTCGTGAAGCCCGCAGGGACGAGGATGCTGCGGACCGAAAGGCCCTGCTGGACGACATTCGGGCGATGACCCGCGTGCAGGTCGAGCTGGAGTTACGCATCAGCCATGCCGAAATCCGACTTAACGAGGTCAAGATCCTGATCGACCGGGTGCGTTGCAAATTCCCGAATCCCGACGGCACGGCGCGGTGCTGCGGCGAGGCGCCGAACAGTAGCCACCAAGAATCGTGAGGCGTGGAGCGTTAAACACTCTTCCACGCTCCAGAACTCACACCCCTCCACCACTTGAAAGGCGAGTCATGAACGATCCCGAACCTACCCTCCACCACCCCTCAAGCGAGGCCACCCTGCTCCAGTTCTCGGCCCACCCACGATGGCCGCAGTTTCCGGCCACGCTCGCGCGGCTGAACGTGTACCCGATCGCGCCCGCCCCGAAGATCGACCTGGAACCGCACGAAGATTACCTCGAGAGTCCTTGAATGAGTAAGCCGCAGAAGAACATCGACGAAGAGGGGGTCGCCGAACTCGCCGTCATGGTGGTCTACTCCAGAAAAGCGCTCGACAAGGCTTACTGGGGCGGCGGTCTTGTTCCCTGGTCGCTCTATACCCGAAAAGACTCTCTCTGCATCGTCACGGGGACCTCGCGAACCCTCTTGGGCAGTGTTACCAGGAAAGAGAAGCGGCGCACGATCGACGGCAGCCGCCCGCCGTTTCACTCTCGCATCACCGGCGGTATCAAGGACAGCCCGCTCTGGTCGAAATGCGACCTGGATGGCAAGCCTTGGGATACTCCACAAAGAGCGTGGCACGGGCCAGCGCCCAGCACGCCAAGAACCTGCTGGTGATCGTCGAAGAGGCATCCGGCGTCGAAGACGAGATCTGGGACGCAATCGAGAGCCTCAAGTACTGCAAGCTCGATGCCATCAGCAATCCGATTAGGTCGGAAGGCCGATTCATCGAGTTTGTTCGGCAAGCTGATAAGAATCGGCCCGACCAGGTCGCACAATACAGGCTGTTTGTGCGATCCAGATTCCGAGCACTGATTCACCCCATGCTGACCTGGAAGAGTCGCCCTATGGAGTTGCTGACTGCTCCTGGCTCGACGCATGTTACCGACGCTTCGGCTGTGCCTCACTCTGAGTGCGTAGCCACATTAAAGACGACTTACCGGATTTCTATTCCGATCAACTCACCCCTGAACCCCGGCTAGATTAGGCGACATCCGTACAGAGCCCGAACCTGCCTCCATCCCATTCACCGTACCTGCTGCATCGCGATCGACTTGAGCAAGCGCGTCGGCCGCGAGTCGACTTCAATCCTTTTGAGGGACGACCATGGCATCCTCGATTGTCACGCCGGGAATTCTCTACCTCTGGCTGATGCAGCGCAAGAAACAGCGAGCCTCGCTCTCCGCTTGGCAGTCGATGCCACCAGCATCTCCTATGACAAGTTCGGCCTCGGTCAAGACTTCCGCAACCACCTCGTCAAGCACGGCCTTGGAGAGGCCTTCGGCTATGCCGGGTGCGGCCGCTCTCAAGACCGTAAAGGCTTCGCCAACCTCCGCACGGAAGCGGCGTGGAAGTTGAGGCGCAGGCTCGACCACGGGCGGCACCTGGACGACCGATATCCCACCAGCTCGTGACAACATCCTTTCCACAACCAGCCGCGGGCCTGGTGGGCGCTGCTACGGGAAGAGTTGGTAGTCCTGACTTACGATTTGGTCGGGAACCAGACCAGGCTACTCGCGCCGGAAAAGGTTCTTGAGGTGCTTGGAAGATCACCCGATCGTTCAGACAGCATCATCCAATGATTCGCATATTTACATATGAGTGATAACACCGACGGCCTTCTCCTCTTCGAGCCCGACGACGAGCTCGCCGCCCTTGAGATCTTGTGCGGCACACCGACGTACCACGAATCCGTGAGCGTCTCGCCCGGTTTTTGTCGCCTCACCCTGAGCGGAGCTGTGCACCTTGGCTGACGGCGGCATGACAGATATGCGCCTCTTTCCGGCGCTCCCCAACGCCGGCAGCTCCTTCTCCAGCGACAACAAGTCCTGGATCATGAAGGAAGTCGAGTCCGGCCTGCGCAACCACCGGCCCCGGCTCGCTTCCGCTATCGAGAATCAGGCGTTCTATGACCTCGAATCGGATCGATATCAGCCGCGGCGGGAGGCAGAGACTGAGTTTGATTTTGCCGGCAGACCGCGCCGGCAGAGTGGCTTTGTGCAACAGGCTGTGGATCGACTTTGCGAACACACCTACAATCCCGGGCCTCAACGGACAGTCGTGGGGAACGGCCTGGCGGATAGCCTTCTCGAGCAAGTCTACGACACCAACCACATCGACTGCGTGATGCAGCACGCCGAGTGCCAGGCCACACTGAACGACGTCTGCGCGGTGCAGATCAAGTGCACGAACGACCCTGACAAGCCCGTCGATCTCCAGCTTTGGGGCGGCGATGAGTTCACCGTCTTCACCGACCCTGAGGACCCCCGCCAGGCGTTCGCAGTCGTCACGATCGACCGCTACAATCAGCGGACGCGATACCGGCTCTGGTTCGAGGATGAGGTCAGGACGTATCTGACCGACCAGTACAGCGCGGACAAGACGGCAGGAGCGCGGATCGCGTACCCGCAGAGCGGCAAGGGAGATCCCAATCCCTATGGCACGATCCCGTTCGCATTCCTTCATTATCGCGCTCCGGTACGACAGTTCTGGACGCCTGGACCGGGCACGTTCCTACGCAAAGCTGAGCTGCGAGTCAACGATCGCCTATCTGAACTTGACGAGCTCATCAGCAAGTACGGCCGGCCGATTGGCGTGTTTAGAAACGTTAGTCCGACTTTTACTCCTGAGGTCGGCCCTGGTCGCTTCATGCGACTTTGCCGTGGCGGAACAGGCTACACCGGCGAAGGCTACGCCGACGGTGGAGAACCCTCAGCCGAATACCTCCAAGCCCAGCTAGCGATTGAGAGCATCTGGCTCGACCTCGAAAAGTACATCAAGCAAGTAGCGACCGCAGTTGATCTGCCGTACACGGCCCTAGAGCTAGACTATCAGGATGCGACGAGCGGCATCGCGCTGATCATCAAGTCCAGCCCCCTCCTCACCAGAGCACGCCAGCGGCGGCCGATCTACCAGCTCGCGGAGATGTGCCTGGCCCGCAAGATCCTGGCGGCGGCGGGCAATTTCTACGGCCATGCCGACCTGATGGAGCAGGCGAAGCAGCTCGAACTCCTGCTCTCCTGGGCAGAGCCCCGCATCCCGATCCCGGGACCGGACCGCGACCAGAGCGACGAGTGGGAGATGCAGGTGGGCATCAAGAGCCGGGTGACGGTCTGCATGGAGCGGTACGGGCTCAACCGCGACCAGGCCATTGAGCATATCAAGCAGGTGGCGGAAGACGAGGATGAGGTCAAGCAGATCCTGCCTCAAGAGCTGACCCCGCCGGCCTCCGAAACCATGCCCAGCGAGGAGCAGGATCAGCGCCAGGAGGAGCAGGCCCAGAGCCAAGCCGACATCACGCAGGGCGCGGAATCGGGGTACGAGCAAGGGCAGAGCAACGCGACGGGTCCGCAGACCACATCGGAGGCGAGCGACTGATGCCCCTGAAGCAAGGCAAGAGCAAGGCCGCGGTATCGGCCAACGTGAAGACTGAGATGGCGGCGGGCAAGCCACAGAAGCAAGCGGTCGCGATCGCGTTGAGTGTGGCGAGGCGTAACGCGGCGAAGAAGGCGCGGGGAAAGAGGCACTGATGGGACACTGGGTGACGCTCGACGACGACCAGCACGTCTACATCAGCGGCGGCGGCAAGGTGCTGGCTACGCGCGGGGCGATCAGCTCTGGCGCAGGGGGCAAGGATCGCGGCAAGGCGCTAGCGGCACGCAGCAAGGCAGCGATAGGGAAGGCCACGGGGAAGAGCAGGCCGAGTCTGCGGGAGCAGGCTGACGCGCATCGATCAGGAAAGGGGACACGAGCTGAGCGAGCCGCAGCCTTACATACCAAAGCGTTCGCAGCCCAGAAAGCAGCTGAAGCCAGGATGAAGCCAGGTCCTGACTTCCAGAAGAGCATCGATCGCAAGAATGCGCTGATTCCGCGAGAGAACAAACTAGCTGCGATCGTCCGCCGTGAGAAGGATTCCCCCGCCACCACCCGCGCTATCGAGCACGCGAAGAATGAGGCGGACACATTCAAGCTCATCCAGCGATCGGCCGTGGGCGCACCCAAGCCCATCAACACAGGCAAGGGCGTCACTAAGTTCATGTTCGACATGAAGCGCGGCGACAAGCGCGGCCAGACATCTTTTCTGAAGTAGGTTCTAGTGGGCTGGGTAACTCTCGACGACGGGCAGCATGTGTTTATCGGGTCGGGTGGGTCATTCCATCCCGGCGGCCCGAATGCGCGCCCAGTCCAGACTCAGAAACATCTGGGATTCGGCAAGCCGTCAAAGACTGACGCGGCGGTTGCAAAGGTTCGCGCGTTCGCAGCAGAACGAGCCAAGCGCGGCACGGCAGAGCGGCTCAAGTTAGCAGCCAAGATCAAGAGCAATCGTGAAACAGCAAACGTACAGGCGACTCCCGAGAAGTTCGCCAAGCCCGGCGACGTGGTGCAGATTGGCGTCAGGAACGTAGCATTCGACCCCGATCGGTTCCAGTACAAGCTCAATGCCACGGGTGCCCATGGCGTTTCGAGCGAATTGCACGGCGTTAAGAACTGGAATCCAGAGAGCGCGGGCGTCATCTCAGTGTGGCGCGATCCTGAGAACAGCAAGACATTTGTGGTGAATGGCCACCATCGCCTTGACCTTGCTAACCGGCTTGGAGTGGAGAAAGTCACCGCTCGCTACATCGATGCCCCTGATGCAGCAACAGCCCGGATGAAAGGTGCCGTGACTAACATTGCTGAGGGACGCGGCACACCCGTTGACGCCGCAAAGTTCTTTCGTGAGGCCGGAATTGACAAGAGCAAAATCGCTGAGCATGGCATCCCTATGACAGAATCGACCGCCAAGCATGGCATGGCCATGGCGGGGCTTGAACCTGGACTGTTCAAGAAAGTGGTCAACCAAGAGATTCCGATGGAACGGGCCAGCATTATCGGCGGCTCTGGCTTGTCGCACGCTCAGCAGATCGAAGTGCACAGCATGGCGGTCAAGGGGAGGGCGAACAACGAAACGCTCAAGAGTCTGATCGACAACGCCAAGGCGGCCCCAACTCTCAAGACGACCTCACGGAGTCTGTTCGGCGAAACAGAGGAAGAAAAATCGCTCATGTTGCATCGTGCTCGTGCTGACGCCGATGTGTCCAAGTCGCTCAGTAGCGACAAGAAGCTATTCGCGTTGGTGAGCAAGAGCAAGAACAGCGAGGCGCTAGCAGAGCGCGGGAGATCGCACATCGATGTCGAGGCGACTGGACAAGTCAGCCAGGAAGCGGCGGGCGTCATGGGCGTGTACCACACGCTCAAAAATCGATCCGGCCCCGTCGCCAGCGAATTGAACCGAGCGGCCGAGAGATTGCACGCGGGCGACAATCCTGGGCAGGTCATGCGAGAGGCTCGACAAAACATCACCGGCCATGTCCGAAGCATGCTACAGGGAGGCGCGGCAGCGTTCGCAGCATGAACCACACAGCTAAGCCCGATAAGATCCCTTGGGACAAGAAAACACCCGACCAGCGGGCAAAATGCGTGCTGGATCACCTGGCCACGGAATGGGCAACAGGCAATCTTCGCCCCAAGAAGCAACCCAAGGAACAAGGCCCTAAGCCATGAGCGCCAATCCCGACGTTCTCTCCGCCCTCCAGTCCGCCCACGACGCCGAAGCCACGGCCTCGGAGAAGTTCCATAAGCAAGAGCACGCTTTCAAGCAGGGCGACCGCTCGATGCCCAAGCTCGCCAAGTGGTTCGACAAGCGGCACAAGGAAGCGTACCAGCGCCAACACGACCTCCGCGGCCACATGATGAGGCTGGGCGGCACGGTCGAGACGAACCTCGGCGACACGTCGTACAGTGATGACCCGGGCGAGGCGCTCGAGGGCGCGTGCAAGACGCTGGATGGGCTCAGCAACGCCTACGGCGACGTGCACGAGGCCTCAGAGGACCACGGCGACCGTGAGACCTCGGAGAAGTTCCACGGCACCTGCAAGAGCATCCAGAAGACCTACAAGAAGGGCGAGCAGAAACAGCAGATGTTGGCCGATCTCGGACCGGCCCTGTTCATCGCCAAGCACTCCTGATGAAAGGCAGTCATGGCCAGCGGTGAAGATCAAGCACTGAAGATCCTCGAGCGTCAGGTTGAGGCGCTCACAGCCCAGCTGCAGACCCTCACCTCCGAGCGCGATGAGTACCGCGATGCGCTGACCGAGGTTAGCGACGAACGCGACAAGCTCAAGACGTCGCCTGAGGCTGCAACCCAGATCGCCGACTTGCAGGCCAAGATCCGCGACCGCAACCACTTCGACAAGTTCTCCGAGCTAGCCAAGGGCGAGAAGGCCCGCGAAGGCGCGGTCAAGCACCTGTGGAAGCTCGCGGAGTACAAGGCGGAGGCGGACGAGCCCGACGAGGTGGCGCTCAAAGGTGTCCTCAAGAAGCTCAAGACCGAGGCGCACTATGCGTTTGAGGACGCAGAGCCCCCCAACATGGCGGCGGCACGCAAGGCGGCGCAGACCTCCTATGGGCTCACAATGCGTGGCGAGGAAGGCCGGGGCGCTCGCAACGATGGCGGCGACGGCACAGTGCTTACTCCGGAGCTTATGGCGAATCCTCGCTTCATGTTGGACCCGCGCAACCGGAATTTTATCAGCGAAGCTGTCAAGGCGCGGCAAGAGCAACGAGCCCGAGAGCAGGCCGTCAGTGGCCCCATCATTCGCTGACATTCCGGACGCCGAGGTCGAGCGATACGTGGAGCGGTACGGCGAAGAGTACCGTGAGGTGATCTCCCGGGCGCTCGCAGGCGTGACGCAGACTCCGGGGTACAACCCCGCGACTTTCAATTACGACCGCTTCGTGGCGGCCATCGTGTTTCTGCACTCTATTTCTCCGCAGTAGCAACGCGGGGGCTCTGTTCAATGCCGTGGGTCATGTCTCCCAGATCACGGCTCCAGAGCCCCCGCGTTGCGCCTGCCCCCTGTCCACGTCCCTTCCATTTTAAGGAGGCCCATTCGTGGCCAATAATTTCTCTGCATTCTTCGAGACGCTCGTCGCGGGCGCTGACGAGTACAACAAGGCGAAGGTCGGGCAAACTGCCCTGCTGAACGCCGTGTACAAGGACGTCAAGCCCGAAGCGGCCCGCATCGGTAAGACGGTCGATGTCTACTTCCCCGACTTCGGCCCCCTGGCGTCGATCGGCAACGGCATCCTGACCGGCCAGACCGTCAGCCCCAACTACATCCCGCTCGTATTCCAGAACCGGGCGGGCGCTGCTCTGCAGTTCCAGGACTTCGAGCAATGGCAGACCGCCGTCGATCTCGCCCAGAAGTTCTTTGACCCCCTCTACAAGAGGGCGCGTGAGTACCTGAACGGCCAGATTGCCGCGCTGATCACCCCCGGCAACTTCAACGCCAACGCCGCCATCACCGGCGCGATCCAGGGCGAGGTTGGCGTGGCCGATCAGCTCAACGCCTGGGGAACGCTGGCGGACCAGAAGGTGCCGCTCGAGGACTCCGACAAGCTTTCCCTCATGGTGCACAACCGGGTCTATCAGAAGATGCTCGGTGACTCGGCTTGGGTGCAAGAGTCGTTGGTCAGCGCGACCATCGCTAGCGCGGCCCGCCAAGACGCTGATCTCGCGCACGCCTTCAACTTCCGTCCCAAGTGGGACCAGCAGATGCCCACGGCCTCGGGCTCGATCCTGTACGGGCAGCTCACGCTCACCAGCGGCTCGGCAACCATCACGGGCCTGAACACCAACTTTACCACGGCCGGCCCCTCGGGCGCCAACCTCGTCGGCCAGTATCTCGTCTTCGGCAACGATCCGACGAAGGTGCAATACAAGGTGACGGCGGTTGCGTCCGACACGTCCCTGACCATCACCACGACCATTCCCACGACCCTCGTGGCTTCCGGCTCGGTCGTCACCACGGCTCGCTCGATTTCGGTCGTGACGGCCACCGTCACCACGACTCTCGGCTCGACAACCTGCACGGCCGCCAGTGCCAGCTTCACGACCGCCAACGTCGGCCAGTGGCTCGCTTTCTCGACGGCCGGCAGCTATGCAGCGGGCGCCAACCTGTACCAGATCGCCAGCTACACCAGCTCCACCGTCGTTGTCCTCGCCACCCCGATCGTGGCGGCCGACGTCGTGACGGCCGGCACCGCGACTTACCAGAGTTACACCAACCTGGCGATGCATGAATACGCCATCGCCCTGGCCTTGCGGCCGATCGCAACCCCGGACGAGGCCCGGAACGTCGTGGACGTGTCGTATCTCGACCTGATGGGCATCCCTCTCCGGGTCATGGTGAGCTACGTCCACATCTACCAGGCGCTCTTCGTGACGGTGGACTTCGGCTATGCCCTTGGCGTCATCCGTCCCGACTTCGGCGTGATCATCAATTGCTAAGGAGGTGTCTCTTGCCAAGTCAAGTCCTTCAGGCTCCTCCGAGCAATCCGATGGGGACGGTGCAAAGCGTCGGCTTGGTTCCCGCCACGCTCGGCGATACGCTCCCCTTTACCGTCGCTGGCACTGTCCCCACGGCGACCGGCACCGGCTGGGCAATGGTGCTCGCGCCGGTCAACTCGGTCCTGGCTATGGGCACGCTCGCCACCGGGACAACCACGTTCAATTGGGGGTTGTACAACTACTTCACCCTGACGTGCTACGGCGGCTCCATGACGTTCGCGTTCAGCAACGTCACGCCTGGCCAGTCGATCACGATGGCGATCACCGGCGCCGGCTCGGCGGCAGTGACCTGGCCCGGCACGTTCTCGTGGGTTGGCGTGATCGCGACCCCGGCAGTGAGTGCGGCCGCTCCGGTCCTCACCGGCGCGGTACTCACGGTGGTCAACATCACGTGCACCAGTCTCGGCAACTACATCGGTGAGTACATCACCTCCTAACCCTCCCTCTCGGCTAAGGACTCGATCATGATTCTTGCAAACACAGTGACTTCGGCCGGGGTGGCGGGTGGCGCTGGCGTACCCGCCGCGGCTGACGACAACCCCATTCTCGGCTACGGCGCCGTGGGCACCGGGCGCAACTGGGTGGCGACCCCTGGGTGCTTCAACGGTGCGCTCTCCGCTCTCGGCACGCTGGCGACCGGCACGACCAATCTCGATTGGACGCAAGCCGGGATCTTTACCTTCACCTGCTACGGCGGGACGATGACGCTCCAGTTCGCCACCACGGCGACATCGGCTCTCGCCGCGGCTAGCCAGATCCTCAGTCCGAGCATCGGCCAGACGATCATGCTGGTGATCACCGGCGCGGGCTCGGCGGCGATCACCTGGCCGTCCACCATTAGCTGGGTTGGCGTCGGCACGGCCACCGATGGCGTGCACACGGCCCCCACGGTGACCTCAGTTACAACCGTGGTCTATCTGACCTGCACGGGCGTAGGCAGCGCACCAACCTACGTTGGCTTTTACGTCACGGGCTGATCCCTCGAAACCCGCATCAGTCCCGGGGGACCGCCACCCCCGGGATCGTCCTTAGGAGGGATCATGCCTTATCCATTCACCGATCCGGCATCGGATCAGCTCAACGTCCTGCACTGTGGGCAGACGCCCGAGTTCGTGCAGATGGCGGGGCTGACGACCAGCGCGGCGACGGGCACGACAACAGTGGTGCCTGCCACCAGCGTTCCGGCCGGCGCGTCGATCATCGTGCTTAGCCTGATCATCAGCAGCAACGGCGCTGTCGTCGCCAACCTGCAAAGCTCGGTGACCACGACGGTCACGACCGGCAACTTCTACCTCGGTTCGACCTCGCAGATCAACGCCCAGCTCGGCTCGCTGGGCATCTTCCAGTGCGCCCCTGGCGAAGGTCTGGTCTGGAATCAGACCGGCGCTTTCGCGGTCGGACTCACCATTTCCTGGGCGCTCTTCCGGCCCGCAACTCCCTGACCTCAGAGGCAACCAATGGCATCCTATGTCCCAACCTACTTCTGCGGTCAGCTCATGAATAAAGTCGTGGCTGTCAACGCAGACACGTTCAAAGTCAGCCTCAACACGGGCACGGTGCCGTCCACCTATGACGACGCCAACGAATACTACGGCGGCTCGACCTTCCCTAACGAGGCGAGCGGCACCGGCTACACGGCGGCCGGAAACGCCGTCACGGTGACCGATGCCATCTATACGACGGGCGGCGTTCACCAGTGGTGTGCGACCGTCGCGGCCGGCTCCACGTCCTGGACGTCGGCCACGCTCACCAACGTGACCTACGCGGTCTTGTACGACGTGACGACGGCTACCAAGTGGGCGGCATGCGTCTGGGACTTCGGGGGCGCCCAATCGGTCACCAACAACACGTTCCAGATCAACTGGACGGGCACTCCGGCGGGGCTGGTGTTCTACCTCTCGGTATCGCCTTAATCGTGGAGCGTGGCGCGTGGAGCGTGGAGCGTTAATTGCTTTCACGCCTCACGCTCCACGCCTCACGCCCCACGAGGTACTCCATGAGCCATGTCATTATTGCGGGCGCCGGAGTGACGCTTCGGCCCCCCTGCGATGTCTGCGAAGGCAAGCACACGATCGATTCGGTCCTGGCGATCCAGCTCTCGAGCGAGATCACAAAGGAGCGGATTCCGCTCTGTCAACGGCACTTCGACGAGGCCAAAGGTGGGCTCTTGGACTGGCGGAAAACCAAGACCCCGCCGGTTGTGATCAACCTGCCAGGGCTGGCCATCGGCGGCACGGCCGGAAGGTAAATGGCCGCAACGTTCATCATCAATGGCGGCACCGGATTCAGCACGACCGGCTCGTGGAATAGCGGGCTTGTCGGCGCGGGCTACGGGTACGGGAACACGATGCTCTATTGTTCGAGCAGTTCGGGCAATACGGCCTCGTGGAACTTCACCGGACTGACCGCGAGCACCGCGTACTGGATCGCGATGGATTCGCAGATCACTGGGCTCTGGGCTCCATCCTCGTGGTGTGCGACCAGCACCTGGCAGATCCTGGATAGCAACGGCTCAACGGTGCTCTCCAGCGGAACGCTGAATCAGCAGATCGTCCCGCAGGGGATGGTCTACACGAATTCCAATGCAGAGACGTTCATGCTCGTTGGGTCCGTTACCCCATCGGGCACGTCCTGCACGCTGAAGATCACCAGTGGTGCCAGCGGTTACGTCGGGATCAACGCGGCCCTGATCCAGCCAGCGACGGACCCGCGCGGGTGCGGTGCGATCTCGGCTGGCAACTGGAACGGATCGATCTGGGCAGCCAACGCGCAACCCACGACGAACGACTATGTGTTCATTGGCGCGGCGGTTACGCTCAACCAGAACGCCTCGATCGGCAAGACCGCGTTCGTGACTGGCGGTCAACCCGCACTGACGTTCAACGCGGGCGGATCGCTGACGCTCAACTTCGGCTATCAACTCACGCTCAGCGGTGACATCGCACATCTGGCGGCCTCCACCGTCACGATGAACAACGGGAGCACGATCAGCTTCCGGCCTCCGAGCGGCCAGACGTGCGTGTGGAACTTCGGTGCATCGAACGCGATCAACACGCTGGTGGCGAATGGAACGAGCGGCTATCACTGCGTGGTCAAGACTGACCTCTCGCTCGGCGGCAATAACTCGTACATGACAGCGGGCTCGTACTCCACGTTCGGAGTGGCGACAGCGACCTATACGGACTTCAGCAACTTCGGAACGAGCACCCAGAATGGAATCCAGTCGCTTGATGACGGGAGCTTGAATCCCAACTTCTCGATTACAAACTGCACCTTCACCGGATGTTCGTACTCATTCGGCACCGGGTCAGATGGTAGCTGGGACGGCAACTTCACCTTCTCGAACAACATCTTCAGCTCGTCGATCGGGTACACCGGCCAAGGCTTGACTCAGTGTGCTCAGTTCGCGGCGAACAACAACTACACGTCTGGCACGCGGACCATCAGTACCAATAGCTTTGACCTCGAAATCTACTTCGGCGCTTATCGCGGGTACACGTTCACCGGCAACTTTTGCGGCGCGGGATGGTTCATCAACGGCTTTCCACAGTGGCCAGCCGCATCAAACTTCGCTGGCAATCTCCTGGTCACCGCTGCCGATGGCGGTGGTCCCACGGGAGTAGGCGGCTCGATCAACGGCAATTACTTCGCGTATTCCACCACGGACAACCCGCATTTCCTTTCGTTTCCCGACGCATCGATAACGGTCAACGGGTGCATTTTCGAGTCATGCGGCGGCGGTACTCCAGGCGGCAAAGCCTTTCTGACCGGCGACCCGTCGGCACCCAGAACCTACACGATCCAAAACTGCCTGACGTTGCCCGTCGATCCCGGCGGGAACAACATGGGCGTCCAGTTGCTCAACGTCTTCGGCGCGGGCACCGACCCCAACCACTACGTGACTGTGGACGTTCTTCATTGCACGGTCTGTTGTGGCCAGAACTTCGCGGCCCACTATTCGGAGAACGGAGCGACCGGGACGGGCCAGATCGGGCTCTACAAGGCGAATTTGTTCTGGGCACAGAACATGACCTCGAGCAACGCCTATAAGCTCTGGGACGCGGGCTCGCCAACCAGCGGTGGCACCTCCAACGTCGTCAGCCCCACAAACGCCGATTACAACGGCGGATACCAGATGCAGGCCGGCCCCTACACCGGCAATACCTACACCTATGCGGGCAATGGCTACCAGGGGAACTACACCGCGACCCCCGGCGCGCATGACATCAATAACACCAATCCGCAGTTCGTGGACTCGACCCGCTGTCTGGCGACATGGGGCGGCACCGCGACGGGCGGCGGCACCGCGACGGTGGCGGCTGCCCTGGCCACGCTGGCAGCCAATCCCGCGCTGATCAGCCAGGCGACGACAGGGCTCATCCCGTGGGTTCTGGCAGGATTCAGGCCCACGAACCAGACCTATCACTCCGCGAGTTACCCCACCGATCCGAGCACACAGGACGCGGCGGGCAACTCGTGGACCGGCACTTACCCCGATGTCGGGGCGATGGCCTATCAGCAGACGACGTTCACCTTCAGCGCTCCTGGCCTGGCCATCACCGGATCGCAGGGGGCGGACACGGCGGGGCCATTGCCGGCAGCGGCGGGCATCGCGATCAACGGAGCGTTCGGAGCCAGCCGAGGCGGGTTTTGGCCGTCCCTTCCAGGAATCGCGATCACCGGCAATGACGGCGCGGCGAGCTGGCCGATCAACTGGGGTGCGGCGCCCCTGAACATTACCGGGACGTTTGGGCCATCTCAGGGCGGATTCTGGCCATCGTTCGCGGGGCTGGCGATCTCAGGCGCGACGGGCGGCGCCAACTGGCCGATCTATCAGACGGCGGCCGCGCTGGAAATCTTCGGCAACTTCGGACCTCCGCCCGTCGTCTATCTGGTGGACACGTTCCAGGGGGCGGCAGGGACATCGCTCGGCGCACATGCGAGCGACAGCGGGGCGGCATGGGATCTACTGGCGGGCAACACGTCGGTCTCGCTCGGTGGCAGCGGCATGGTGTACCTCTCGGGCACACAGCCGTCCATCTGGATCTCCACGGCGGCGATGCCATCCAGCGATAACTTCGAAGCGCGGTACACGTTCGAGCGACTGTCCTCCGTCATGGGCACGGACACGGGCGTGACGCTGCTCATGGCAAACCCTTGGACTGGCGCAAGGATCACCTTCAACTGGATCGAGAGCTCGAGCTACTTCACGTTCGAGAACGCGGGAACCTACGTGGGGCCTACGGCTTCCGGCCCGGCTCTCAATGTCCCCTGGTTCATCAAGATCGACGTCTCGACCAGCGGCGGGAACACGACTTTCGCGGCGTCCTACGCGACCTCTTACGGCGGTGCGTGGACGGCCCTATGCTCTTACACGGTTGCGACTCCCGCGAGCCCGCCAAACGTGGGCCTGTACTTCGTTGGTACGAGCGCGACCGTTTCGACCGGCGCTCACATCGGCAACCTGCACGTCACAGACATTCCCCCGGCCAACATCGTCTCGATCATCGCTCCCGAGTCTGGCCTGACGATCGGCGGGTTTGTGGGCGCGGCGTCATGGCCAAGCTACTTTTCGGCGGCGGGACTGCCGATCACCCACAACCTCGGACCATTCAACGTCGCTCTCGGCGGCTCATTCACGTTCTCGGCGGCGGGGCTCATAATCTCAGGCTATCCCGGCGCGGCGAACCAGACGTTCGCATGGGGCGCATCCGGGCTCCTGATCTCGGGAGTCGAAGGCGCGGCTAGCGAGGCGGCAAGCTACCCGGCGGCGGGGCAGTCGATCAGCGGGGCGCTTGGCGGTCTGGGACTTGCTGAGTTCGTGTCGGCGGCCGGCTTGCAGATCAGCGGCGCCTTCGGCCCGTTCAATCTCTCGCTGGGTGGTTCTTATACGTTCTACGCGGGCGGCCTGGTGATCTCAGGCTATCCGGCCACGGCCGGGGAGCTGGTCGCGTGCGGGGCGGCTGGGATCGCCATCACGGACACGCCAGCGGCGGCCAGCGGCGGGCCCGGTCCCTTCGTTCCCGGACTCCAGATCAGCGGACTCTTCGGTCCCGATACCGTCGTGGTCGAGACGCTCAACTCCGGGCTCGCGATCACCGGCGCGCCTGGCACAACCACGGGCGGACCAGGGCCGTACTGCGCAGGCCTCTTGATCACGGCCAACTGGGGGCAATTCGCGAACCAAGTTGGCGGGCTATACGCATTCTCAGCGGCCGGCCTTCAGATCAGCGGATTCTACGGGCCGATGACGAGTGCCGAGGTTGGTATTGCCGCGTCTGGACTCGACATCTCCGGGTTCTATGGCCCGGCGGCGGGCACGCCCTCGTTCCCCTGTCCAGGTCTGGCTATCAGCGCGTTCTACGCTCCCGCCACGAACGCAACGGTCCTGGCAGCGGCGCCAGGATTGCAGATCACGGACGCCTGGGGGGCTACGGGCGAGACGGCTGGGATCGGGCTGGCGGGTCTCCAGATCAGCGACCTCCCGGGCGGCTTGGGGCTCAGCTACGCCTACACGATCTCCCTGCCCGGACTGCTGATCTCGGCTTACCCCGGCCCCACGACGGGCGGGGCGGCGATCCCTGCTCTCTGGTTGCCATACGAATTCGCCACCACGCTCATGCCGTCAGCGCTCGACACGACCGACGCATGGGGCATCGATCCCGAGCAAACCGCGCCCTTGTCCGCGGCTCTCGACACGGGCGGCGACCCGTTCGGGATCGACCCAGAGCAATCCACGCCGATCATGACCGGCCTTGATGGAGGACCTTGACCATGGGACTTTCGCTCTCCATCACGCAAGGCGCGGCGCGCGACTTCCCTTGCCAGATTTACAATCCGGACGGGACTCCGGCCACGCAATTCCTGAATACCGACACGCTCAACTGCGTGGTGTGGCAGGGCCAGAACGAGACCCCGGTCCTGACCCCCGGCGTGAGCTGGCTGAATAGCAACGCCCCGGCCGGCCAGATCGTTATCAGCCTTCAGGACACGGACTCATCGAGTCTGGCCTATGGCCAGTATTACGTCCAGGCGTTCGCTACGCGGGCCGGATCGCCGACGCGATCCGCGGCGCTCTTGCCCAAGGGTTCGAGCCTGACCGTGCTGGCGGCCCCCGGCACGACATTCACGGCCAGGCCCACCTACATCACGATCGTGAACGTCCGCAATATCGCGCCGTGGATCGACGACCTGATCGTGCCCGATTCCGACAGCGGTTTCGACAACCAGATGGCGGACGCGCGGTCGTGGCTGGATGAGATGGTCCTGCGGAACTACCGCGGCGGTAATGTCTCGCTGCTGGGCTACCACGGATTCGCCCTTGACGCTTGGTATACCGGCGGCGGGCGGCGAACGTCGCTGACGAATCGCTGGCTGTTCTCGGCGCTGCAACAGAATCAGCTCCTCGTGACTCAGCGCGTGATCGACATTTGCTCTTACTATGCCCTCTCCCGGATCTGCGAATCGATGATCACCAAGGCGGGGCAGTACGTGGCGCTGGCCTCGCGATTCCGCTTTGAGGCTGAGGCGCTGTTGTGCTCAACCACGGTCGAGATCGACGTCAACGGGGACGGGTTTGGCGAAGTGCCGATTAACTTCTCCAGTACGAATACACTTTGGGCATGAAAGGCGTGGGGCGTGGAGCGTGGAGCGTGGAGCGTTAATTCGCCTCACGCCCCACGCCCCACGCCCCACGATTCAAGATGGGCGCAGCAGCACTAAACCTCCCGCAATCCCCCCGCGATTCCGTGTTCCGGGCTATGGAAACCATCGTGCGGAACAATCCGACGTTCCAGCGGATCGTCAAGCCCAGCTCGTTCCGCACTTGGCAGGGCAACCCCGAAGACGCCAAGGAATTCACCTTCGAGATCGCCCCGGCGATGCGGTGGACGCCGATGAACACGGGCGAGCAGTTCAGGACCCCGGACACGATGAGCGGCGACTTGCTGATCAACGCCGAGATCCTGCTTAAGGGCACAAACATCTCGGACATGCAGAACTTCTGGTGGATGGTCGTGAAGTGCTTCTATCCCGCTCAGCTCGCTACTCGCCAGTCGAATATCCTCACCCTCCAGAACGCCGGGGCCCGCAGCGGCCTGACCCTGTTCTCGCAGCCCGCGTTCGATCCCTCACCGGACGGGACATGGCTCGCCGGACAGGGCCAAATCAAGATCGAAATCCAGTCCCAGCTCAACACCTAAGCGAGGCTCCTTATGTCGCGTGAATTCTTACTTCTGGTTCAGGAGTCCGCTTACAAGACTCCGGTAGCCAGCCCCACGGTCTACAACTACACATCACCCCCGTCCACGCCGAGCGCGTTCTACATCCGGCTCGACGGGGCCAACACATTCACGATGAGGCCTCGCCCGGTCATGGTGGCTGTCCCCTATGGCGGCGGCGTAGCCATCGACGCTTTCCGCGTGTCGGACAAGATCGAGTGCAAGGGCCGGCTGGTGACCAAGCTCTATGCCGGGCCCTTGAGCCAGTTCCTGCTCCAGTGGGCCGCGCAGCCGATCAACGCCGGCCAGACGTCGCCGTGGACCACAACTGAGCCAGCGGGCGACCTGGCCTCGGTGGCGATCTACCACGCGATCACGCGGTCGGACGGATCGATCAAGCGCCGGGTCTATCTGGGAACGAAGGTGGACGGCTGGGACGTCGACGTGTCGGAGGACGGCACGATCGCCACACTCAGTATGGACCTGTCGGCATCGACTCCGCAGGGCAACCAGTTCGACAGCTCCACCGATCCGACCGCGGTCACGTTCCCGGCCCCGACCGACAGCCCCAACCAGATGCCGATCAATCCCTATCTCTTCGTTCACGCTTCAGGTGGCCTCACGATCGGCACTTCCCGCACCCAATTCCAGAGCCTCAAACTCAGCTCAAAGAACCGGATTGCTCGGCGGTTCTGGGCGAACCGATTCGTCAACCTGATGCGGTTCGTCGGGCGGGAGACCACGTTGCAGGCGGTCAATTTCTATAGCCCGACGCCTGACGACCGGACCGCGTACGAAGGGCTGACGACCGAGACGACGTCTTTGACGCTCAATAATGGGACGCACTCGCTCGAGGTCAGCATGAACACGGCCAGTGTGATTAGCCAGTTCGAAGATCAACTGCCACTCAACGATCTGTACACGCAGACGATGACCATCACAAACCAGTGGGACGCAACGGCCGGGTCAGATCTCGCTTTCACGTTCACTTGAGCCTACGAAGTGATGGGAAGAGTTCTCAGGGAGCGGTACATTGCCTCACGAAAATATAAGAACTTCGCGAGATCTGTGTCTAGAGAACCATGGGTATGTCGCGGCGCCATACCAGGTCATTGCTGAGGGCGCCCGGCTTGCGACCTCGCTGGGCTGGGGGCACGCCGACCTCTCGCGCTGGCGCGAGTTCCCGCACTTTAGCGATGCACACCAGAACTTCACCAGTGTAGTGGACACCAATGGACTGGGTCAGGGTCACGCGTTCACTGCGATCCAGAACAACGCCAACGCAAATGCCAACGACGACGTGCAGAAAGAGGACCCCCTAGCCCTGACGGAGACGGATGTCAATGACATCAGGGTTTCCAACCTGCCACTTGGCGACAGCGAAAGAACCGCTGCAGGCGACGCGCACAATGTGATCAAGATAGGCAAGCTCCAGCGTCGCGCGCCGATTGAGAAGGCCCTAGAAGAGCAGACCGACCAAGAGCGAGACATCCGCGACGAGGACGCCAACGTCAGCAGTGTGAATGACAAAGTCAACGAGACCGACCAAGCGGTCAAGCAAGCCGAAATCCAAAAGGCGCGAGAGGCCAAAGACGAGCCCCAGGCTGACCGCACCAATCCGAGACAGTCCGCGATCAGCGAGATACTCAAGCAGCAGGACAGGGTCTTGCAGATCAGTCAGAACGGCACCGTCAACCAGATGGAGGCCCAGGCGGTCATTGCCCAACTCTCCGCCCGGATCGACCAACTCATTGCCGAGCAGAGACAACTCCACGGCAACTGGCGAAGGCTGCGCATGGAGGATCAAAACCGCACCCAGCAAAACATCGGAGACTACTGACTCTTAGGGTGGGGGTCGCTTCTCTCTACCCACTCTACTCTCCCCCCTTCCCCCCTCGCCACTCTCCACGATGTCGAACGATTACCTCACCATCAACGGCTCACAGATCAACCTCATGACCTGGGAGTGTACTATCGACCGCTGCACGCCCTTCATCCTCGGTGGCATCCCGACATTGGTGTTTTCCCGCATTCTCGGAAAGCTGACTGCGCTGCCGGACCCATGGAGCGGCCAGTCATGCTCTTGGTCGAACGGAAGCAACTACCCAGGCACCATCCACTTCGCAGGCGACGTTGTCGGCTACTCCGACCGCTACCAACAAGAAGTCGGTTGGATTCGCGAATACCGAGCGCTCGGTCTTCGAAACCGGGCCGATTATATTCCGGTCACGGACAGCAACACGCTCTCCGATACTGCGAGCTTTAACCTGCCCGCCGATGACCTCTACATGATCGAGTCCCGCGAGGGACGTACCATGGGCCAGTGCGTTCTCGACCTGCTCTCGATGTACCAGAACGTCACGGCGCTGTCCGC